CGGGTGCAATACATAGCGGCCCGGCGGGCGCGGTTTAATGCCATCTGCGGCCCGGTAAATATCCCCTATGGCACCACCGTGGAGGCCGTGGACGGTTTCCTGGAGCGGGACGGCCTGCGCCTGTGCGCCGCCACCAGCGAAAGCGCCCATAAATATTTCGCCAGGGACAGCGACGGCCACGGGCTGGAGCGCGGCAAACTGACCGCCGCCATTATTGCCGCTGTGTCCAAGCGGGACAAGGGCCACGGGGAGCGGTGGGCAAAGCTGTGGGCGGATCCCATGGCCTGCCGGTACAGGCGGGCGGATCACGCGGATTTTTGGGTGTGGTCCCATGACTTTTTCGAGGCCAACGTGGAGGACCTGCGGCATATTGCCGCACTGATCGGCGTGGGCGCAAAGGGGGCGCGGCGGCGGTGAACCAGGTGGAAGTGATCGCGGCCCTGTGCGCCATCATCGACCAGCAGAATTTGATCATACAGGACCAGGCCACACAGCTGGCCCAGTATGACGCCCTGACCCACGCGGGGGAGATCGCCGCCCTGCGGCAAAAATACGCGGAGGCCACCGGCGCCCCCGTTGAAAAATTGGAGGTGTGAGGCATGAATGAGCAGGAAATGGCGGTAAAGCTGGCGGAGGTGGACGCCCGGAGCAAATCCAACACCCACCGGCTGGATGAAATGGACGAAAAGGTGGACACCCTGAACCGGCTGGCCACCGCCGTGGAGGTCATGGCCACGGAGCAGCGGCACCAGACCGAAACCATGGCGGAGATCAAAACCGACGTGACCGCCCTGGGGACAAAGGTGGACGCCATCGAAAAGAAACCGGGCAAGCGGTGGGACGGCATGGTGGACAAGTTCCTTTATGGCCTGGTGGGTGTGCTGGCCGGGGCGCTGGGGGCTGGCCTGCTTTACCTGCTGACGGTGGCGGCATGACCGGCACCGTGGTGGTGGCCGCGCTGGCCATGGCCGCAGGGACCGCCCTGGGCGTCCTGCTGTGCCGGATTGTGGGGCCGCGCCTGTACCGTCCCCGCCGCCTCCAGCCGGACGGTGGCGGGGACAAGGGAAAAATGGGCGTCATGGACAAGGTGCTGATCCTGGAGGCGGTGATCCTGGTGGCCTACACGGTGGCCGCGCTGGCCGTGTTCTGGCATACAGGGAGCGAACCGGCCACCCTGACCGCCTGCGTGTTCGGCGTCTGCGGGATTGAAAACGGCGTCATGGGCTGGATAAAGACCAGCAAGGAAAAGGCGGCGGAGGCCGCCAAAACAAACGGGAGCGGCCCCCGGGCCGCGCCCATGGACCCGCCCACCGAGCGGGAGGAACCCCCGGACGTGGGCCTGTAAGGGAGGCAGCATACAAATGACAGAGAACCAACTGCGCCAGAAAGTGGCGGACACCATCAACGCATGGGTGGGGGCCACCAAGGGCAGCGCCAAGCACCTGGACATTTTGGAGGTATACAACAATTACCGCCCCCTGGCGCGGGGGTACAAGGTCCAGGTGAAAGACGCCTATTGTGCCACCACGGTGAGCGCGGCCTATATCCGGGCCGGGATCGCAAAGTACACCGGGACAGAGTGCGGCGTGGAGAAATACACCATTGTGGCCAAAAAGCTGGGAATTTGGGTGGAGAACGACGCCCACACGCCCAAGATCGGGGACGCCTGCGTGTATGACTGGCAGGACAACGGCGTGGGCGATTGCACCGGGGCCGGGGACCATATCGGGATCGTGACCAAGGTTTCCGCCGGGTCCTTTGTGGTCACAGAGGGAAACATGAGCGGCGGCAAGGTGGGCAAGCGGACCATGGCCATCAATGGCCGGTATATTCGCGGGTTTATCTGCCCTGACTTTGCGGCAATCGCCAAGAAAATGGGCGGGACCACCACCAGCACCACGCCGGGCACCACGGGGGCCTCCAGCGCGGCCAAGGGCACCGCCCACACCGTTGTGGCGGGTGATACCCTGGGCAAGATCGCGGCCCGCTACGGCACCACTGTGGACGCCCTGGCGGCCATCAACGGGATCAAAAATAAGAACCTGATCCGGGTGGGGCAGGTGATCTATTTGACCGAGGCGGCGGCAGCTGTGGCCAAGCTGGCCCGGCTGGGCGTGATTAACTCCCCGGACTACTGGCAGCAGGCCGCCGCGTCCGGCAAGGTCAAGTATTTGGACCGCCTGCTGGTCAAGGCGGCGGAGAAGATCACCAAGGCCGGGCCGCGCTCCAGCACCGTGGCCAACGCCGTGGGCGCCCTGGTGGCCGCTGGCGTGATCGACACGCCGGACTATTGGCTGGCCAATTACAGCACATTCCCCAGCCTGGACGCGCTGCTGTGCGCCCTGGGCGGGGCTGTGAAATAAAAATTTAGGGAGGACATAACCATGGAAACCATTCTGCAGTACATTCCCGCCGTTCTTTCGGCCATCCTGCTGGCGGTGCTGATCCTTATGGTGATCACCAATATCATTGTGGAGGTGGTCAAGAAACTGACCTGGGACAAGGTGCCCACCAACCTGCTGGCCTTTATCGTGGCCATGGCCGTGACCCTGCTGGCGTTTTTCGCCGTGTGCCGGATCCTGGCCGTCCCCATTGTCTGGTACATGGTGGCCGCCGCCATCGGCCTGGGCTTTTTCGTGGCCTTTGCGGCCATGTTTGGGTGGGATAAATTCCGGCAAATGCTGGAGCAGATCACCCGCCTGGAGAGCCGGGGGAAATAGATATGGAGGGTAGCAAGGAAGAAAGAATAAGACCCATTACAAATATCAGCGTTAAACGGGCAGTATATGAAACCACTATGCGGGAGTTTTACCGCAGGATAGAGGCGGAGCGGAAAGACCGGATCGAAAGGACTGGGGATCCATCTTATACGGAATTTGAGGCCCTGCTGCCCTGGCTGGTAAGTTTTCTGTTGCCAGAAAAAAAGTGCCGGGCCGTAATGGAGTACGACCCGGCGGCAGATAGGATTAAGTTCTTCCAAGAGGATGATCCGGCTGGACAATAATGCGGCAGTTTTGGGGGAGTTTCGCGTAATCTTCAAAATATTCATTCGCTAACAGGAAGAACTCAATAACGGAAATATCTTTATTGCAAGATACTCCCGTCCAGGAAACCGGGTCAAACGTATCATATAGCGACACTCTGGTTTCCATAGGAACATTTTCAAGATACAATGTGTACTTGATCAGACCGCCCATTTTATCA